CACTGTCGCTACAGCCATTCCTACTTTCCACGACCTCGTCCACGAAAGCCTCCTCTTCCGCGCGCACCACCTGATTGACCTCCTCCACGTGATGAACCATATGTTCCGGAACGAGCCTTCTTTTGAAGTTCATGTTGGAAGATGGCAATCAATTGTGCCTCATTCACTTCTTGTATATTTACATGATCTGGAAGACTCACAAACTTTCGACTTGGACCAGTAATATCCTTCTTAAACATGTAGGGTCCATATTGTCCTGAACGAATCTCAAATTGTCCCACTTGACGAATCGTGCTGGATGATGTTGTTTGTAACTTTTGAATAATCGCCTCCAACGAATCCTCTGCGGAACAACTGGCTGTCTTTCCATTCCATTCCGCATAGGTTCCAAACTTGCCTGTTTTACGAATCACCGGATATCCTTCATGAGTGCCTATAGGTATTCCTGTGCGTTCAGCACCAGCCGTCTCCGCAAACTTTTTCGCAGCTTCTTCCGTCAACTCTTCAAATCCCATCCCAGTTGGCCATCCATAGAATGTCGTCTTATCCTTGTCACCCGCAGGATCTTCACGTAAGAGAAGTGGACCCTTCTTTGTCATGATAGCCGCAAGATTGTTTCCAAACTCACGACGTCTCGCAGATGCTTCTTTGATAGACGAAGGGACTTGTTTGAGAGATTCATAACGATCCTTATATGTAGCCCATGTATCACGAAGCACTTGTTTCCACACTTCACGTCCTTCTGCGATTGCGTCTAACCGTGATTCCATATGAGCAGTAAATTCATATTTGAACAAGTCTTGAAAGTTGGTAGCACAGAAGGCACGAACAGATTTTCCAAGAGGAGTAGGTGTGAGACGATCCTTCTCTCCACCAAGTTTCACAACCTTTTCTTCTTTGTTTGGTGGCCATTCATTGTGTTTGGTTACATGAAGTGTATGGATGTTTACTTCACGAGCTTCAAATGATTTTGTTTCCACATAGGCTTTCTCAACAATTGTGCTGATGAGCGAGGCAAATGTAGAAGGGCGACCAATTCCTTTCTCTTCCAATTGTTTAATCAACGTTGCCTCTGTGAAACGTGGAGGGGCTTTAGTTTCATGTGGATCGGCATCAAGGTGAACCCATTCGACTCGTTGTCCTTGCGCAAGAGAAGTTGCGAAACTCCATTGTTCGTTTGATTCTTCTTCATCCGATGACTCTTCTGTAGTTTCTTTTGTAGCAGCACGACGCCATCCATCAAAGGTTGTGCGACGCCATGACGCACGCCATGTGAAATCATCCTTGTCATCCCCATCCGCTACAAAGACCGCTGTGCGTTGTTCACCTTTGGCAGAAGCCATTGTGCTTTGAATTGCTCGTAACCAGATGAGATGATAGAGCTTTCTGTCACGGATTGACCAATCTTCTGTTTGAGGAAGTGTGGATGTTTCCATATGAGTAGGACGAATGGCTTCATGTGCTTCTTGTGCCTTCGGTCCTTCTTCTGCTACAGCGGCCTTTGTCTTCTTCTTTGTTGCTTTGGGTTTGGCTTCGCCGCCAATATACGGAGCGCCATAGGTTAATTCAATATATCGGTGTGCGGCTTGAACAGCTTCATCACTCAAAACTGCCTTGTCTGTTCTCATATACGTAATATGACCAGCTTCATACAAACGTTGTGCGACGCGCATCGCATCCTTTGGATTCATACGAAAGAGCGAGGAGGCTTGTTGTTGAAGTGTGCTCGTAATAAGTGGTAAGGGAGAAGATTCTGACCATGGTTTTGTGTCAGCTGAAAGAATGATTCCACCTGGTTCATTGTGATGATTTTCAAGATATGCTTCGGCAGATTCTTCATCTTCCAATTCATCGGATAGCGCTGCTGGCCAACTCATCGCAGAACCTTTTGTATGCCATTCTCCATGAACCTTCCAAGAAGAGGATGGTTTGAATGATTCAATCTGTTCTGCTCGATCACATACAAGTGATAGAGCAGGAGTTTGACAACGTCCTGCGGAAAGTCCTGGTGCGACATGTTTCCAGAGAAGTGGCGAGATTGTAAATCCAACCATCATGTCTAACATGGCGCGTGCCTCGGCGGCTTTCACTTTATTCATATCTAAGGTGCGCGGATGAGCTACCGCAGCTTGGACAGCTTGCTTAGTAATTTCGTGAAAGACGGCACGATGTGTTGTCGCAGGATCGAGTTTGAGAAGAAGACAAACACTGTAGGCAATGAGTTCTCCTTCACGATCATCATCTGAGGCAAGATAGATTGTTGTCGCTTGCTTCGCAGCGTCTTTGATTTGATTGATTGCCTTTGCCTTTTCTTTCATCATTTCCCAACTGCCTTCAAAGTCTTTCTCAATTCCTACTGAATCAAGTTCTTCTTTCAGATGACGAATATGTCCTAAGGAGGCAATCACGCGCCATCCGAGTCCAAGAAACCCTTGAATTTTGGAACATTTGGCTGGAGATTCGACAATGACAAGATTGGACATTTTGTTGTGCTTGTATTTTGGGGAGGGGTTTAGCATCAATTTTATTGAATGAAGGGTCTAAATCTAACTATGGAGTGTAATTAGGAAATGGCTACCAGCACACGCAATCAAACACAAATTGATGGCGCGCTCTATGAACTCGCCGCCCGTGGTGTCAAAGACACCTATTTTATAAAAGATGATAAGGATTCTGCCCATCCATTCCAATGGACCTATGACCGATGGCCAGCGTCTCTCCCAGAAACGCGTTGGACGAATCCGCTCAATGATCCCCGCTTTGGACAACGCTGTGAATTTGAATTTGACCTTCCTGGCGATGTTCTTGTGGAAGCATCTCTTGTGATTGAGTTACCATCATGGCTTCCTCCTGAATTGGCCGCTGCGAATCCTACTGCTAGAACATATGTAAATAATGATACAACACATGTGTATGGGTATGTCAATGGAATTGGTTACTTTCTTTTTGACCAAATTGAGATTTATCAAGATAATATTCTTCTCCAAAATGTCAGTGGAGATAGTCTCTATGCCGCACAATTGACACGCTCCAATTGGAATCAAGGATTTCTCCAGCAACAGCTCGCAGGAGTTCATGATGGTTCCTTACTAAGTATTATGAAACATGCTACACCTGGTCGTTTAGAAATTCCTTTGCCAATGATTGGATGTTCATCACCAGGAGATAGAGGTCTTCCATTGTGCGGACTTCGTCATCAAACCTTTCGTGTTCGTCTGACACTTCGTCCCTTGGAACAACTTGTGGAAAGTTCTGATAACGATGAACTCCATCCCGCTCCTTGGACCAAAGTATTTGACCAAATGCAACAAGACATGACTGTCTTACAAGATATTCCAGCGGTTCCACGTAATCAAATTGGACAACCATCGATTGTGTTACGAACGAAACAACTCTATCTTCTCAATGAAGCTCGTGACGCTCTTGCCAAAGAAGTGATTGAAGTGCCCTACATACAATATTTTGACAACAGATTTAACATTAATCAATTGGACTATACTCCGATTGATCGTGGAGGAACTGCCATCATTACAAAACGGTTGGATGCCAATTACACTGTAGAACGTATTGTAACCTACTTCCGAAATACACTAAGCGTTGCCAAGAATCGTCTCTATGATTTCACAAACAGTTTGTCGACGGATGGACAATTCTATAGTGACATACAACTCATCATCGCAGGGAAAGAGCGAGAAGGTCCTTGGGAACCTGCCTTATGGCAGAGCGTCGTTGTCGATGCCAAACAAGAGCGAGTTAGTTCACGGAACATTTGTACAATGGATTGGTCGCGTGGGTGGCGAATTGAAGACGAACCTCCCGCCATTCGTGAACCCACTGGTGGAATTAACTTTACAACTGCCGATCGTCCTCAACTCAATGTAACACTCACCGACATTGTTCAAAATCCTGACTTGGATCCTCCTCTTGGTTACAAACAGGCTCAAATGATTAGTCTATGCGAGTCGTGGGCGTTGTATAAAATTGAGAAGGGACGTGGTCGTTTGGAATACGCAAACTAAACGACTCTACGATGCCATTCAAAGAGGCACCATCATTTCTTTCTCTGGAAAAAACTGTTACATCCATACGTGCTCCTTCACCCAAACCCGAACCTCTTAAAAAACTCGCTCGTTGGAACTCTATTCCTTCGCGCGTGGATTGTGGTCAACGGCGTGAGCGCCAGCCTAATCAATTCGTTCTATCTCTCACAAAGTAGGTGTGGGACAAATGAGTCTCAATTTAACAAGACCACTTGGTGACGCAACAACAGTGCTTGATGTCGCCGATCGTGATGAAATGGATGATGAACTGTTTCCTCTTGATACGTCCAAATCATGGTTTACTCGCGACTCTGAACGACGTGTCTTAAATTTTGCGCCAGTGATTCAAGAATTTGTCCACAAGGGTTCCGCAGAATTTGGGAATCGTCTTGTATTTGAAATCGGTTCTGTGAAGGCATGTGATTTGCTTTTTTCAGTTGTCTTACAGATTCGTCTTGGTCATTGGTTTCCTGACAATGTTGTTAATGCGATTCAAACAGGTCTCTATACATATCAGGATGTATCTGGAGCATGGTTCTACGCAAATGCTCTTGGAACATCTATGATTGCGCGAGCAGAATTTCTCTTGGAAGATCAAGTTCTTGAAACAGTCGATGGTGATTTTGGAAACATGTTTAGTCTTTTATATTCCGATATCAATACACAATTTGGTGTAGGTGCCGATGGAAATGGCCGTGTGCCAATTCCTGTCTTGAAACAATGGAGACCTTCGAATGTATTTCCTACAACAAACGGATTTATCAGTTGTATTTTACCATTCAGTTTCCAACGGATTCGTCTTCGTAATGGATTCCCATTGACATCGTGTAAAGAAGGAACAGTTCGTGTAGTAATTACTTTACGACCCTTTTCAGAATGTGTGCGTATAGCGGATGGAACTCGTGCGACATGTAATGAAACGCCTCTTGGAAAAACATTTACATTTAATGTGCGTGGAACAGCACCTCCAACAACAGTAGATGTAACAGCCTCGACAGTTGTTCCGCAATTTGCCGATGCGCGTCTTGTAACCTATGGTGTTCTTGTGGATGGAAAACTTCGTCAAGCACTTCTCCATGTTCCATTTGATAGATTGTATCGTGAGCTTCAAACATTTCGTTTCGATGAACCAAAGAAATATGTTGTGAATACTCCTAGCGCTGGAGTGGTTCGTCTTCAACTCCCCATTGAAATTAATGGTCCTGTTGAGGAAATTATGTGGTTTATCCGACGAAAAGCTGTGAATGTGAATAATGAATGGACGAATTATAGTAATACATTGGAGGTGGAATATGATGGAACAACTACTTCACAACCAATCTATCATCCTTTTCAAAGTATGCTTGTCTCAGCAAATCTTCAAGTGAATGGAATCAGTTTAATTCAAGCCGAAGGAGATTATTTCCGTCGTGAGATCTCTACGAGACATCGTGGAGGAATTGTTGGATATAACAATTTTGTCTATGGATACACATTTGCGCAGAATCCTGGTCGTCAAAACCCTTCTGGATGGATGAATGCGAGTCGTTCCCAAGATGTTCGATTACGTTTGGACGTGCGTCCTCCCAATGGATCGGAAGATTTAGAGTTTGAAGTGGTTGTATTCTCCTTGGCATTGAACTGGGTGCGATTTGAAAATGGTATCGCCAACAAGGTATTTAGTTCATAAGTTTCGGATCTATCTAAATATTGGTTGATATAAATCCCAGAATGGGTGTTACATTATCTAAAACAAAGCCAGTCAAATCACTGGATACGATTGGTTCATTTTCTGCCGCAGGAATACTATTTCGTAATCAAACACATGTTCTCGCAGGATATCAACCTCATAAGAAGAACCCATGTATTACTGGCATTGGAGGTTCTAGAAAGGATGGAGAATCTGCTATTCAAACTGCGTGGAGAGAAACAATCGAAGAGTTATTTGACTGTGAAAGGGTTCCACCGAAATTATTACAACTTTGTGAAACCAAATTTCCCCCTCATGATTGGTTTAGCAGAGGAGAATATATATGTTTTCTATATTCCTTTGACGATTTAAAGGCATTTCTAAAGATTGTGAAACGGGTTCGTTTGCCAACTTCATTATATGAGTATTATCCATTAAATCTTCTTGAATTACTTATGAATCGTAAACACTCTGAAACATCTGAAATAGAATCCTTATGTGTATTACCATTTGTGCGAGAGACAAGAGGGGTTCTTCATATTCACGAAGAGTTTTGCCTTGATATGGATCAAACGTTTCTTGATTAGTGCGACCTATAGGTCTAAACATAAAACGAACCCAACCATCAGTAGATGGTAGCGGCACTGGTTCGCTTGTTACATTCAGGACCACAGGATGTGCGTCTCTTACCAAAAGAGGGTCCGACAAATATATCAGCCTATAAACGTGTCTTGACACGCGCAGGACGTTTTACAACACAATGGTCACGATTAGATTTTCAACAACCTCCTAACTTTGGACAAACCGCCTATTGTCAACTTACAAAGAAGGGTGAATTATTGGCACGTCTATATTTGGTCGTTACAATGCCCGATATCTATACGCCTCAAGCTGCGGCGGTTGCGGCAGCTGGTGTGGATGCATCTGGTGTGAGCAACTTTGCTGGTCCACGATTCGGTTGGACAAACTCTCTTGGACATGCTCTTCTCGCAAAAGCAACTGTAGATATTGGAGGAAGTCGTGTCGAAACACTTGATTCACGTCTCTTGGAAATTATGGATGAATTTAATACACCTCTTGAAAAAGTTCTCAATACAAATACATTAATTGGTCGTGTTCAAAACGGATTTGGTGAAACAAGTTTGGGGAATGGACCCACTCCTACCAAACTATACATTCCTATTCCATTCTGGTTTAGTCGTGGCGATCTTGGATCAGCATTACCAATTGATGCGATCCATGTGGATGATGTTCGTGTTGGATTTACATTCCGACCTCTCACAAGTGTCTATTACACTGATTCTCGAACTGCGGCATCTTCAGTTGTGCCAAGCATAGAAGGATCTGCCTTATGGCCTATTCTAAATAGTCAATTCTATACAAAAGAGGGTGGAACTACAATTGAACCTGGTCTCGCAAAGAAACGTGTTCCTTGTGCTACACCTGTTGCACCCATTCCAGGAATTCGTATGCCTCAAACACTTTCTCTTGGCGAATCCTATCTTCTCGCAGAATACATTTATTTAGATAAACCTGAAGCCAATCGGTT